CTGTCATTGATGCAGGCATGCTGGGTGTGCAGGCGAGGCCGAAGAGGCAAGTATTTTGCCCCAGAATGGCAGCAGCAAGTTTAGCCAGTCCAACCATGGCAAACTTGTTGGTATTCAGCAGGTCCGTTTCGAGCGGAATCTGGCCTGGATAAACAATCTGACGATCCATAATAATTCCCATTAAAAATGGCCGCCGCGAAGGTGGCCAGACAGATGTTCAGTATCAAGTGAGGTGTCACTGCAGTCTGACCCACACGATGGTGCCTTCGAGCTTCACCTCCGCCACTGCGGCATATATCTGTGCATCGGTCACTTCGCCCCGGAACATGCCCAGTGAAACATATTCCCCGCGGGATGGCGTACCGTATCCGGATGGCGAGGTGTGGTACCCCGCAATACAGGGAAGACCCGATCCCCGGGGCCGGTACGCAACAATGAATGCCTGGTAAGGCATCAGCAGAGAGCCATATCCTCCTGCCTTTCCGTAGCCCAGCGCTGGCCCGCCGTATGAACCCGTATCTTCAGGACGTTGCGGCTCGAACACGACAGGTGTGTTACCTGTCATCTCTTTCAGCACGCTGATAATCGCCAGGCGTGTGCCGCACTCCCGGAAGAGATGGTTCAGCGTCTGTTTGCGAAAAACGTCGTCCGACATACCCTCCGGACGTTGCAGTGCATTGCCGAAGAAATCGAAGGCGGCCATGTCCAGCCAGCCATTAGTGGCGGTAGAGATACGTGTCTGCTTTTGCGCATAACGAAAGAGCGTGTGAGACCATGCCAGTGTGCGGGCCGCAGCCACCAGCACACTATTGAGTCGCGGGCTGTTGTCAGCAAACCAGCCGGTGGGCAGTAGCGCCCGGAGTCGTGCATAAAAGTCGTTCTGATCACCCTTTGCCATTCAGCTCACCGTAATGCTGCCGGGACGTATCACTTCTTTCTCCGATGCCGGCAGATCTGCCGTGCCGGCATTCAGGGTGAGTGATGAAACGTTAGTGACAAGCGGGCTGGCGGCGTATGCCACTCTGACGAGTTGCGTATAGGCCAGTAGCTGCCCCAGCGCATGGCGCGAGAGGAAACGCCCGATTGCCTCCCGGACCAGGACAACAACAGAGGCATGATTAACCGGAGAGTTGGTTGTAATAATCAGTGCGACATCAGCCATCACAATGACGGGTGGGAATACCCCAAACACGACCGTAAAGCCCCGAACCGCATCGATGGCCATGTATGCCCGGTCAAGGAAGTCGCGTGTCGGTCGACCGCTGCCATCATCGACAACCGCATAAAAATATCCGGGTTTCACCGCGTCGTCATAGCTTTGATTTTCGGTCAGGGTGTAGGTCACGCCTTGCTGTAGACTGGCGATTGCATACCCAATGGCTGCTTTTGTAGCTTTCGACAGTGATGCGATCCACAGTACGAAGCGGGCACGAAAATCATCATCAGACTCCGCGTCTTTACCACTCGTGAATGTGACAGTGTTAGTCACCGTATCCACGTACGGTACTGAACCGGTAATAACGCAGATCATACCTGCCTGTGCATTACCAGCGAAACCGGCAGCATTTGCCCGGACTGGCACGGCCAGTGAGCTGATACCTGCGGCCATAACGAAGCCTGACTGCACAGCATCCCAGGCGCTGTGATCAGTATCTTTAAGAACAGAATACGTCTGGCTTGCGTCTGTTGTAGATACCTGCAATCCGGCAGGTATGAGTGCCTGATGCGTGGCCGTAAACCGGCTGAACACAACCGGACCGGTTGCCTGCACGGCTGAAAGTCGCAGAAATCCAAAATCTGCCATCCAGCTGTTCAGGTCTTCTCCAGAGCAGGTTGCAGCACGCGTAGTCACCAGCAGTTTCACAATCAGCCGCTGTATCCACATGGCCACGCCGGCATTCGATTCAGCCAGCGACCGGAGAATGCTGCCGATGGAGAAGTCCACCAGTTTCGACGCTCTGGCCTGAATTGCCGTGACCTGATCGCTGACGAGATCAGAAAAGGATTTGATGTTGAGTGATGCCATCTGCCTACCTCGTGACGTCAAAACTGAGTGTTTCCGGGGAACCGGTCATAGCGTCCGTGTACGCCAGCGAGACGCTGACACCGCCTTCGATGAGGGCGAGCCTCACGACGGGAGGGGGTTGGCTGGATACGGACTCTTCCAGCAGCATCTGGCCGCTGATGAGCGATTTCCACTCGCCCGGTTTCACCGTCTCACCCACTTTTTTGCCGAGCCCGGCGCCATACTCAGGATGAAAAACGTAGTCGCCCGGATTGGTCAGCAGGCGGCGTAATATTCGCTGCTTCCCGCGCTCGCCGCCGGAGGGCGTGCGCAGATCTCCCGTGGAAGAACCGTCAAGGTCGCCGCCCGTAAAGTGATAGAGGTCGTACATGGGTTACCTTTGCAGAAATGCTTTGATTTGCTGTTTGGGTGAGTCAGTAAAGTTGCCCTTACCTTTCTCGAGATGCGTGTGACCGCCGTAGACGGTGCGTATCCGGTGTAACGTGCCGTACTGGCCATCGTTGTCGAAGATGTCTTTGACGACTTTCAGGTTTCCGTCCATCAGCACGTCACCGCCGGTAAAGTGATGTGCCGGTGCGTCATAGGTGAGCTTCTCTTTCGCAGTCAGCAGGACTTCCCCGTTGTTAAGAAACTTCAGCAGAGAGCCACTCTTATGCACCAGCCAGAACTCGCCGGAAGGTGGCCCCGGACAGCGGTCTTCGTCGTTATAAAACTGCCCCACAGCCATACCTACGCCCGTCAGACCTGAGTCGAATTCGACCTCTGCCACCACGCCAATCATCGGTCCTGCAGCCAGACCCCAGCCGTTGCCCACCCAGGGTGAGCTGAGCGGTATCCACCCGGTCTCTTCGCCTGATGGCTGCAGCTGCACCTTTACGGCATAGTTGTCCGGGTCATACGCGGTAATGATGCCCTGCCGCGTCCCGCTTTCGCCTGCCGCACTCTGGCGCGCCGTGGCCGCCATGAGATTCAGGATCGCCCTCACCGCTCGACTTCCAGCGCCGGGCTGTGGTTCTTTCCGGACATGTGCATGGTGTAGCCCCCTTCCCAGCTCAGCGTACGTCGCACCCGATCACAGTGGTAAATCTGGTCGAACGGGCTTTGCGTGCCCTCAATACGCACAGGCGTATCTGGCACAAGCAGGTTGTCACCTGCGGTTGAACCGCTGAATGTCATCTCGTGCCGCACTATCTGCTGGTAGATGGACTGCGCCAGTGCAAGAGCAGCTTCAGGCGTTAATCCGTTACGAATGACCCGGTAGGTTTGCGTTTCAGGCGTAGCTTTTCCTGGCGTGGTTTTTTTCGTCGGCCGCGGGTAGGACACCATAAACTGCTTATTCTTGCGCTTCGCGTTCCAGCTGAGGACTTCTACAGTTACACCCCTGGAAATCGTCAGCGCGCGTGAAAATGACAGGTCGTCGGAGATATTGCACTGTGGATACGCCTGCTCGCCGGGTGGCTGCCAGCGGATGACATAACTACCCTCACTGGTTGGGCCGAGTCTGGGTCCAAAGTGCAGGCTGTCACCCTCCACATACACCGAGAAATTCTCTATACCCGCCAGTGTTGTGATGAGGTCCCATTCGCTCTGTTCGCCCGTCAGGTGCGCCGTATCAATCTGGTAAAATTCACCGACCCGCTGCGTCGTTGCGGTAACAATCGCCTTCAGACCGTGACGGTGCGCCAGCGTGGTGGCAATCTGTGAGCTGGTCAGGTTCTTGAAGCTCTCCCCGGGCGTCTTTGCATCGATCAGCTTTGCGGTGTAATCACGCCCTTCAGCCGCTATCTCAAAACGCGCCGGTTCGTAATGCCAGGAATCGATGTTGCCCGTGATGTGTTTTTTCTCGTCAACGCCTGCCTGCGTGATAATCAAGATGAACAGCTCAACCCGGATAGTCCTCTGCACTGCCCACCAGTTCAGCATCTGCATGGCTGCCGGCAGCGCTGAAATGGCCAGCGTCAGATCAAACGTTCCGGCGCCGCGGAAAGCATTGCTCTCAATGCTAAACGACACAAATGGCACGTCAGTGCCATTTAAAAGACATCGCCCGCTGACATGGCGGGCGCTGGATTCAATGATGGGATTGTTGATGTCCATAGCTAACTCGCCGGGCTGGTGGGGATCTTAAGGGTATGGATGCCGCTTAACTGCGGATCGGCCAGGTCATTGGCATCAGCTATGCTGGTCCACAATGACGCGTCGCCGAACTGTTCTGATGCCACCTGATAAAGATTTCCACCCGACAGCGTCACCGCCCTGACGCCCGAAGCCGTCTGGCCTGCATTCACGTTTTTATTGAGCCGTCCCAGCACATCCTGTAGTCGGTAAAAGGAGGGAATGCGCGTGGTGTGATCTACCTGCTTTAGGAGATTGCTGACGGTTTGGGATATGGGATTTCCCGGTACCAGCCCGCCCAGGGAAGTAATTTCCCCGGCAGCAGCTTCAAGCAGCGCCAGCTCATGCTGAATGATGTTACGGGCGGCAATCAGCGGTCTGACAACCGCCTGAATCTGCACAACCGTAGCATGGGCAAAGTCGGCGACCCGCTGAACTGCCTGATGCAGGTCTTTAACAGCCTGCGTAACGGCATCGATGTTAATCAGATTAGCCAGACCCAGTGCACGGCCAAGGTCACTGTCAATCAGCCCCCGCAGTGCGCCGGTCAGTGCATCCACTTTATCCGGGGAGCCATCATTGCTGACTACAGCCACCTCAATGGTGTATGGCCGACGCCAGACAAACTCATAGACCGGGCTGAAGGCAGTGATGACCACGGTAAAGCGGTAGTCATCCAGCGTCAGCACCACTGGATGCCCGGCATCCCACATCCGCTCAAGCATTCTGACTCGTTCACCCGCCTGCGGTCCGGTGAAAACACCTGCCCAGGTCAGCGGTTCGTATTCTGTACCCAGCACATCTATGATACGCCGACCACCAATCAGTTGGTGCTGAACCGTCCTTTGCCGTCCGGGAATAGCGATGCGTTCGGGGACTTCAAATTCCATAAACTCAAATTCACCCAGCATCAGGCGGGTGACGGTCGGATCGATGCCTTGTGCGAACTGCGTCAGAGAATTCAGAAATGACATGAGGCTTTGCACCTTGAGACCTATGTAATGATTAATCGCTGGCTTTCTTTATCCGATTCATCAAAAACGATTGAGGAGGGAAAGATAGCCGACAAAGCCAGCCCTGAATCGCTTCTCTGAATAATGCATGTCAAAAATTTAGGATAAGTTTGCAATGCATTGAGGCCAGGCTAATCTGTTTTAGTCCCGCTCTCTTCCATGGGATATCCGTCATATTTCCTGGCAATACAGAATCTGTTTTTATTGCCGCCCGGCTTCCGCGCAGGTTCCGGGCTTTTATTTTCAAGTCTCTGCAACTGATAATGTTGTGTCTCATCTACCGCTTCGCATGAATTATCCAATCCATCGACTACTGTTTACTGGACTCTGTTGCTCCTCGTGATGGAAGTACGCTCTTTGGAAATGTTGGGCACAGGATTGTGCCAGCCCGGTTGCCACCACTCCCGGGCTTTATTTTTTCTCTACCCTCTCTTTTTATCTGCCTTGTCAGAGCACACCCCTACTTAAACCAAATTTCGTCATTTTCTTTGATCTGATTCAAATAATTAGCCTGCTTTTCATGTGGAAAAGCCGTTATGCCTGGCTAAAATTTTTTTCGTTAGTGGCTGGTCCTTAAATCTTATGGAACCCTGAAATGAGGTCTGACTATGAATGAACCAAAACGCAGAGGTGGCGCAGGAAACTTCGCCAACGATCCGGAACGAGCAAGAGAAGCTGGTAAACGCGGAGGCCGAGCCAGTGGAGGCAACTTCAAAAATGATCCTGAAAGGGCCGTAGAAGCTGGAAGAAAAGGAGGCAGCGTTAGCCGCCGCCCTTCTAATCCGTCGGCCTGATTTGCAAAGGGATCGCTTGCCAGGGACTGGCACTTAAACTTCCAACTCGATCGCTAAGCGACTCACACATCCTTCAATGCCTGATCTACTGCTTTCTTCAACTCTTCATAGGGCACCGTCCCCGAAATAACGCGCTCACCGATAAACGTTGTCGGCGTTCCTGAATACTGGAGTCTCTTTAACAGTTCTTTGTTCACATCAATGATGTGATGCGTATCGAGCCGGTACTTATTCAGCTTCACACCCGCCTTATTGAGAGCAGACCGAATACGGTCATCATCCGCTATGCCTGGGTATGCCATCAGCGCATGGTGGAAAGCATGAAACTTCTCAGGTTGCTCGATCCAGACAGTAAGAGCCATGCGTGTTGCCGCGGTCGACGCCTCGGAACCATATGAAATCAGCTTGTAGGTGATCGAAATTTGAGGATACGCCTTAAGCAGTTTTTCCAGGCTGCCGTCGAGCTCTTTGCAATGTATGCAGTCGTAGTTAACAAAGCTGACGATCTTCAATACCGGATGCTCTGCGCCCACAACTGGAGACATTGGGTCGTTTAGCAATTTATGGTGAATCAACGTCTCAACCTGAGACGACCTAGCTGGTTTCGACACCTTAGTTTTCGCCGCCTGAGCGCTTTCAACCGATTGATAAAGTGACCACCCGGATGACGCAGATACGGTGTCGGCTAACATCAGCACAAATAAAAAAATGAGTTTATTCAGCATTACCTTATTCCCCATGCAAGTACGCAGTTACGCGATGGTCCGTCAGTCAAAGAAGTGACAGTGAAACCATCATCAGAGCGCGCAGCATGGCGATAACAGCATTCAGAATTCTGAATACCTCTGGATCTGAGGAGTTAAACGTGACGGGGTTAAGGAACGATGAGGCTGCTGACCTGACCGGGATGCAACATGAGCATGGATGAGTCAAAAGCGCTGGTGGATGATGGCGCTTTCGCTGCCTGTCGGCTCACCCCACTTATGACGGTGGCCACCAGCACCTGGCGGCCCTCATGTGTCATCAGGAGATTGACTGGCTGTTCCGTTTTACTGGCCATAACGGGCGGTACTGACGGATATTTGCCGGTTTTACGGTAAGTCTGTTCATGCATTTGCTGGTTATCGAAATCAGCCTGTGTCGGCATCCACGGTTTGTAGGGCGCACCGTTATCTCGTGCATTCTGGCGGGCGAGCCTTTCGCGCTCTCTAATCTCCTGACTCTGCGATACCGTGCTGGCCGGATAGAGGGCGGCAAGTGTCGCGGCGGCAATGATGGCCGGTAACCCGGTGAGTGCGCCAGACAGTCCGGTCAGTCCCGTGGTGGCGCTTTTGCCGATGAGCACATCGATGCCCCAGCCCGCCAGCTTGAGGGGTGACAGTAAAGCGCCTGCGGCATGTTTCAGCACCCAGATACCCCCGCTGACAGCCGCGAGGCCGGTGATGGCCAGCGCAGTATTTCCTGCAAACTTCGCCATCTCAGGATGTTTGTGTGCAATATCAGTCATACGTTCAAGGGAGTGCGTCAGGCCATTCAGTCCCCTGGTGAACGTGTCCAGCAGGCCGCCGTCTTTACCCATCACCAGCTGCAGGTTCAGCCACTTTTTCTGGAAGTCGATTTTCCTGCCGTTATAGGTGTTTCCCACAGCGCCATAAGCATCGTTAAGCCCCCGCGCGATGCCGTAGGCGTCGATACGGTGGTGGATGGTCTCAAGCTGCTTGTCGATGAGGTTGAACATCTTGCCGCCGGTTCTGCCAAATATCAGGGCGTTCTCGCGCTGCTTCTGGTCATCGGTGTAATGGTTCTTACGGTAGATGGGCAGGATCATCTTCTCGTAGTAGTCGACCGGGGACTGGCTGAACAGCTGCGAATCGATGAGCGGGTTACCCCGGAAGCGCTTCACTCCCCCCATGCTGTTGAGTTCAACCTTGCTGGCATCCCAGACACCCATCTTCACCAGGTCGCTGGAAACCTGACTCGGCAGCTTAATGATGCCGTTTAAGCGGTTATAGGCGGTCATCAGCGCTTCACCCGACGCACCGCCCTTCAGCTCACCGATGATAGGTTCAAGCTCTGCAAATAAAGCCTTGTTACTGAGGTTAAACGCGGAGGTGCCCGCCTTGGCCATAAACTGACGATACTGGGTGAAGTCGACATTACCGCCTGAAGACTGAATAGCTTTGAAAGCCGCGTCCATCAGTTCGTTAAAGCGCCAGGGACTTTTCAGACCGCCCGCCGTTTCGGTGAAGCGCAGCATGTCCATCTGCTTAGCAACCGTGGCTTCACGCTGATGCTCATCGAGGCCACGGGAGGCGAAGTTGATCCGCGCCAGCACAGGGGCTGCCATTTTCGCCGCACGCAGCTGGTCTTCCAGGCTTTTTGCCCCTGACTCACTGAATACACCCTGTGCCTCCATAAAATATTTGAGCATGTCAGTGGTGGAGGAACCGCGGATGCTGACCGTTTCTGCGAAACGCTGTGCTTCCCGGGTTGCGGCATGACTCATGCCAAACTGCTTAAACTTCTCCGTCATGGTCTGGTAGCGCGCGGCCTCATCCACGAAGCCACTGAGCATTTTGAAACCCAGATAACCAGTGGCCAGATTGGTCATACCATCCGAATACGAGCCATGGCCGGGAGGACGACCATGACCGCCACCGTTACCCGAACCGCCACCACCCCAACCACCGGGCGGCACGCCGTTTTGCCAGCCATTCCAGCCGGCACCCGAACCTGATGGCGGAGGAAGAGCAAGCCCCCCTCCCCGGTTGCCATATCCGCCGCTTCCACCTGCCGCAGCGGAACCTGCCGCCAGAACCGGCAATGTCATGGCCGCGCCATAACCACCAGCCAGTATCGGGAGATTCCTGCTGGCATTGTTCATGCGCTGGGTATGGTCAGCAGCCAAACGGATAGCGTCAGCATAATCTCGGGCGCCGCGGGCCGCGCCTGAAAACTGATTATTCAGGGTACGGTTAAGCGCCCGGAGCGCGGAAGTAGCCTCTCTGGCAGCGCTAGTCAGTGCTTTGATGTTTTTAGTGATTTTAACGAACTTCTTGTTGAGTTCGATCGCATCACGGCTGACCTGCATCAGGTTGCGCGTAATCTGGTCATCCAGCGCCAGCCGCACGGCTACACGGTAAGCCTGAATATCCATAGAAACCTCGATTTACGGGAGCATACAAACAGCTGGCGATGGTTCAAACGACAGCCACTTAAATATATGTCTTAAACGCATTCATCAGCGATATAACCTTTTCTACTTATACAAAGCACAAAGTTTTTAAGATTCAAGTAAAGCAGTATTTTGCTTCTCAGTTGGAATCTTTCTTCATCCCCAGATTTAAGTGCCTGTAGTTATTAGCGAGTAAACTTTTTTGCAATCAGTCTCGAAAGTAAAATATTGAAAATACTAAATACGGCTGAGTGTCTTTATCGGTAGACCTCTATCACCATTATCGACTTTTTAATTAAGGCCACACTTTTGCATTCTAGCAACTGGCACTGGTAGCACGTTAAAGAAGCAGGTGGCTATAAGGACAATTTTCATTTTCCACTAGGTCATGAACTATGACGGAGTTCGAGCGGATGTCAAATGAATGTCAATGTAAAATGACATTGGGGAACGGCCGCATATTGATACTTAGGGCCACCTCAATATATACATGACCCTGTGAATTATATAATCGATCAAAGAGTCGAGCATAATAAAAATATCTTTGCTATGACATTTCACACAATCAAGATTCGAGACATTAACCATGCCTGAGCGAAAGGTAAAAACTACTATTAAGTGCTCACCCTTACAATTAAATACATTAATTAAATCAATTTAATCGCTGCACCTTCAGTCTTAACTTCGTAACGGTTATAGTCATCTCCAATAACTTCGTTCAACTCGATAAAACCAAAGTTTAAATTAACTCTAGATAATGAAACCACTTTTTTCTCATCAAGTAATTTTATATCAGAGTGTGACAAAGGGTACTCCTTCACTGGGGAAGTACTATATAGTTCCGATGTAGCTTCTTGCAAGACTCTTATTTGGTCAGCCCTTGGCAAGCTCTGTCTACTGTAAGGAGTGAGAATCCCAATAGGTTTTCTTTCAATAACAGCAAGCTTATTCCAGGAGGCCTGGCAATGACCATTGATTGAACCGTGATGAGAAATTTTAAAAACTGATGCGGTGTTTTGAGGGGCGTGCTGAGTAGCTGTTAATGCTCCCCATCCCTTGTCTGCGTTTGAGCTTATTTCAAGATCAGCACCTAAAATTATATCGGTACTAGAGTTGCTTGAGATGCATAAGGTAACGCAATTATGGTTCAGGCTTTTTTCCTTAACATCAGCAGGAAGCTCTAAACTATCACTCTCATTCAAAGTTTTCACTTTATGAATGAAGAAGTTGAGAGTTTCTGAGCACTCAAATTCTGAAGGTGACAGTGCTGAAATCCGAGCAAAAGTTTTTTGATTAAAGTGAAGGGAAATAT